CATCTAACTTGAATCCCCACTCTGTCTCTTCCTCTACGAAAGTTGGTTTAAGTAGTACTCTGTGTCCTACAACTTTAACACTTTCTTTAGTGCTCATATGGTTTTGAAGGCTCCTCATACTCTATGTTGAGAATTTCATTTATACCCTGAATTCTTCCTACAAAGTATTCAGTTGAGGGTGCATCTTTAGCTAGTGATGCTCCGTTACCTAGTGCCTCCTTGAGGCTTTCCCTGATCTGGATTAGTTCATTAAAAACTGTCTGGGTAACTATATTATCCTTCCAGTTATTGAACTCCTCCTTGGTTATCGCTTCCGTTGACATTCGCTTGCTGTCTCCTTTGGTCTGCCATCTGTTGTTGATGCATCATCTTCTGTTGATGTTGTTGCTCTTTTTGATCTAACTGCTGTTCATGCTTTTCCATAGCTTCTTGCTGCTGTTCCATGTTCTGCATGTATTTCAGATACTGATCCAGTTGCTGACCTTCTTCAGCTGCTTCAGCATCAGCTATATTCTTAAGAGATTTAGTCTGAGATTCCTCTTCCTTTATCTCAAGTTCCTTCCAAGCCCTCTTACTTTCATCTTCAAACTTCATTCTTTCAAATTCAATTTGAGGATCTGGTTGAGGTTCTGGTGTCTCCATAAGAACTTCAATATTCGGCTGTTCAGTGGCTTCAAGGTATCTACGTTTGACTTCCTCTGGATTCAATCCAAGAGGCATAATCTCAAGCAATGCTTGTACCTTAGCCATACGTTGCTCTTCTGTAGCAACATTCGGATCTGAAGTCGGTACAACATCTACATCATCTGAGTTATAGTCCTGTAGACCTATCTGAGCTGCCTGTTCTTGACCTACATCAAGGATAGTAAAGTAACTTTCTTCTGGGAGGAAGATAGAGTTCAGTTTAAAGAGCTTCTTGTATTCCTTACTCAAGGAACGATGGATACGCTTATAGATAGACGAGAATACCTTCATGCCCTGTTCAATAGCTGCCATAGCTACTGTAGCCTTGGTATTCTGTCCCGGTATATCCCCAGTCATTACCTCTGTAACTGAACTCAATTTTTCACCGGACTCGATCATCATGCCAAGTAGAGAAAATAATACCTGACTTGGTTCCCGTACCGGCAGCGGAACGAGTCCTTTCCTCAAATCATCTCCAGCTGTATTCGCATACTTCCATTCACCGGGAGCGAATGAGGTATTACCACCCTTGATACGAATACCCTTTGAGATGAAACCTGCTTGCATATTGGATAGAGTACCTGCATCCAATAGCTGATTAATAAGTGTGTTTATCGTTTCATTGATAGGCCCAAGCAGGATACCGAAACCTATATCATAGAAACCACCATCAGGTGATGGTACAAATGAGAACTTGGTGAAATACGTATCTGGTTTAATAGATACAATCTTACCTTTTTCATTGTACTGAACAGCTTCCTCAGAGAAACGAGGTACAATTCTGAGTACATTCTTAGAACCATAGTCTACTACAACTAGATAGGGTTCTTTGTAGCCATCTTTATCCAGATCAATATAACAATGCTGCTCCAGAATAATATAAGGAAGCGTGTCATCTTCCACGGCTGGTTTGTCTGCTCCTGTAGCATCATCAGAAGCATTACTAGGCATTTCTTCAACCAGTGCCTGAGACTTCTCCAACTCCTGTTCAATAAAGATACCATTAGCTGTACGTTCATAGATGTCATTCTCACTCATCTTGAGTACATGAGTCACTCTCTCAGACTCCTCAAGATTCTTCGACCAGTAGTTGACTACCAGTTCCTTTGGATAGACTATCTCTGATACATTGTGACCTTTAACTGAATCGAAGTAGGTTTTCTTGAACATACAACCTACAATAGGAAGTGCGAACAAGAGACGATCCATCTCTTCCTCCCAATCTTCCATCTCTTCAAAGATCTGGTAAGACATGTGCTTACCGATACGTAAGGCTCTCTCCGTCTTGGAGCCATCGAGATCAAAACCTATCACTCTGCCTCTGACTGCATTAACGCTAGGTATCAGGGCAGGGTAGGCTCTAGCAGAGAATTGGAGAGCTGCAGTCGTGATAAGTGGATACTTTACATTGGCTGCATTAGGCCAAGGAAATGTCTTGCTTTCTGCTACTTGAAGAGCGAGTGTAGTCCATTTGTCTACATTGTCCTCCCAAGTTTTACGCGACAGGCAATCATTATCATATCCGTCACAGACTTCTGCTCCTATAGTTTCGAGATCATTGTCATATAACTCCTCAGCTATATTGACTGAGGATAAGATCCGATCTATAGATAACTTTTTATCCAATTCCATCTGTTAGTAGATCCCACGGAGAGAGAAGGGTTGCTGGCGATAACCACCGAACATCTGGCGCATTCTACGTTTCCTGCGTAATTCCTCAAGACGATCATAAGGATTAGTTCTTCCCTGATACTGAGGTACAGCAGGCATTTGATACTGTGGATTTACTTCATTTCGATACTGAGGTTGATAAGCTTCATTCTGATACATAGGACGTTGAAAATAAGCATTCTGATTAGCTTGTTCATATGCCTGTTGAGCAGGCTGCATCAATTGCTGCAGTCCTTGCTGACCACCAGAATTCATATACTGTTTCTTGTCTCCCCAAGGAGAATATTGATTATTCATATTTCTAAGATTAAACATATCTAGTACCCCGTGGCATATGATCTGCCGGAAAATTCAAAGTTCTCCCAAGGATCTGCTTCTTCTTCATCTGCAAATCCATAATCAGATACCGCTATCTGATCTATATAAGCCAAGGCATCAATCAAGTCATCATGTGCCAGTGGATTAGGAAAATCTAGTAATTGTTCTTCTAATTTCTTTACGTACTCTGCCCCTTCTCGAAAGAATATCCGTCCATGCTCGAATCTTCCCTCCAGTGCCCATGCAATTCTTTCGGTCTTTTTCTTTTGTCCGTGTGTAGTCTCTATAATATGCGGAAATGTGCCTAACCTCATCATTTGATCTGTGAGATAGGGCATAATTGCATTCTTAAGAGATCCTTTCTCGATACCTACAGAAAGAGCCTTGTATTTCTGTGCTGCTCTCAGTATTTTGATGGAAGTCTCACGTATACCCCATCTACCATGAAAGATATCACCTACATACCAACCATAATCGCCAACCTTGACACAAGCTATAGCACATTCGTCTAATCTATTGAGCTTTCCCTGTGTAGTTGTTTCAAGATCAGCAAAACCGGCTGGATCTACTGCTATATACCAAGTACCTTCTTCAGGTTCTTCATCCATATACTGGAAGTATTCATCTTTAAAGACTGCACCACCAGATGCAGTGAATGATGCTTCATATTCCTGCCTGAAGTTACTTGAGGACATCGTTCTGCGAGCATATTCAATCTCTTTTGGATCAATAGTAGGATTGTCTATACTAGCAAAGGTGAATGCTTCATATTCACCTGTTTCATCTTTACTCGCTTCCATGAACAAGTCATAGAAGTGATTCTTACCCTCTGGAGTACCAATAAATAACGCCGATCCTTGAACATCAGATAGAGTAGGTCTCAGAATCTTCTCCCATACATCGGGTTTCATGAAAGCGTACTCATCCAGTACTACATATGACAGGCCCACACCACGTAGCGTATCAGGTCTGTCTGCACCCTTTATTTCGATCTTCCTCCCGTTGACTAGAGTTATGATAGCTTGGTTTTCCAGAGTAGATTTGATCACCTCCTTACCAAGATCTTTCAGAAGATCCCATATGATACGTTTACCCTGATCAAAAGTAGGAGCTACATAGAACACTCGTTTATCGGCTAGACGGTATCCATGCTCATTCTCGTCCTTAAGACCCTCGATTAACAACATTATAGCGGATAAGAAGCTTTTACCTCCTCGCCTACCGGCTGCACATATCTTGAATCGTGCTGGGCTAGTGAAGATTTCCATCTGTTTTTCATGCAGCTGAAAATCAAGATTCGCCATTTACTTCTTTCTCCACTATTTCTTCGTAATCTGCATCGAAAGCATCCTCTTGAACGGATTTTACCTCCAAACCGGAGATATTAATCGTTATAGAGTGCTTATCCCGACCTTCTGCAGTGGTATCTATAGCCCTCTTTGAGGGTATAACCCTATCCCAGAGGATTTTTAGGGCTGTTGTATCACCTTCTTCAGCTAAATCTATCGTCTTTTGGACTAATTTAACCCAATTATGCAGTACTAACTCTTCAGATGAAGCTAAAACTGCTTCCTTGAGCAGAGTTACTTTGTTTTTACTGCCTTTAGGACGACCAGCTGGGTTAAGAACCTCACCTTTCTGGATCTTTCCTTTTCTTTTAGCTGTACTTCTACGCCTTACCACTCCGTTTGGCTTTGCCGTACTTTCTTTCTCTTTTAGAAGTGCCGCTGCTACGGAAGATTCTGTCATAGTTTTCTCTGTAGACATCATTTACCACCCGACTTTGGGGTTTATCTCTCAGACCTTTGTTCATTTTTTCTTAGGTTTCCATCCAGTCTTGCGCATAGTACCATAGACATATGCATTACATTTCTTTTCAGTTAAACCTTTCTTCTTACACCCACGTTTCAATGCCCGT